TCCCACCTGGTCGGTGTCGGTGTCCTCCACCAATGTGAATGTTTCGCTTATAACTTCATCCCGTATGTTTGTGCCGGTTACGATCAACGAACCGGCTTTCACGTCTGTACCTGTCCCGCCGATAGTCAATAGCACGTTCCTGGGGTAAGGCGGGTTGGTGATATCGTCTGTGATTACTTGCGCAGTCGCCGATGTTGCTCCGGCCGTTGCTGCCAAAACCCCAGCAGCAGATGTGGCCGCGGCTTCATCGCCTGTCAGAGCAATATGAGCCAGTTTGGCTTCATTAACAGCGATGCCATACACATCCGTTCCAAGCTTACCTACATATCGATCTCTCATTATTCACGCCTCCCTTATAATGTGGCTGCGGATTTAACAAACGCTTCACCCACAGCGATATCACAATCAAAGATGGCGGTTCCTCGGAAGTCAATCGCATTGTGAGCAAATCCGCTGTGCTCGGATTGTGCCACAGTTACCTGTTGCGCCAGGTTTGCCACCATTTTTTTGAAGTCGCCGATAAAAATAACATCATCGCCCACATAGTCAGAGAACAGGACTTCTTTCCCCAGGATGTAATATTTGCCTCCCATTTCTTTGACAATTGGTGCTTTTCCATCATCGCGGATTGCCTGGACACGATTCCAAAATGTTTTGTGGTTCATTAACCATTTAGCATTGCGGTAGTAACCACCCTTAAGATAAGAAACCGTCTCTGTCAGTTCAGCATAAGTTGGAGAAGCAGCATTCCAATCAACAGCGTTGTTGGTATCTACCCAAGAGGCTGCATGGTTGATCCCTTTCGGCTGACTGGATCCGGTTCCATTAATCATGTAGTGCTCGATTCTGGTAGCAATGTTTTCAGCCAACAGATCAGACAACCATCCTTCAAACGCATTGATGGTCATAGTCTTAACAGTGGCAGAAATACGTACCAGCTTAGCGATTTCATAACCAGCCAGACTGACAGTGACAAGCGTATCGGCTTGTGCAGTCAGCTCAGCGTTTTCAGTGTGCAGGTCTGCGTCATTGTTTGTACCTTCAACCGCAAAGTTTACGTTTCCGGCCACATTCAACAGTGTTACTTCATTCAACAGCGGAGCGATTTCTCTGATCTTGTTAAAGATTCGCTCACTGGTCATAGTCGGAACGGCTCCGTCTACATTTGTGGCGGCGATGGAACGCTGCTCAATTTCGTCAAGTGGTTTTCCCATCAATCTTTTGAGCCAAACATCTCTGTATTCTTGTGTTTCGGGGTTATTCATTCTCATTTCAAATTGTTCCATTTTCTTTTCACCATCCTCTGGTTTTGGTATTGTTCTAACTTCCGGTTCTGTTTTCAGTTTTTCAGCCATTTCAGCTTTAGCGCGAAGTTCTTTTTCCTCGGATTCAAGCCCGTCAAGTTCTTTTTCAATTTCTTCCAGGTTTACATCATCGCCCTCCAGCAATGACCGGATTTCTGTTTTTCTGTCTTTGATTTCGGCGAATCTTTTTTCGAACATATACAATCAGCTCCTTAAAGTTTTGTTCTTAGTTTTAGCTTTCGTTGCCATTCAGCTGCCTCCGCAACCTTGCGCTCGGCTTCGGCCTCCGCCTCCGCCCAACTCCTGGCAATCAAGCTTGTTTGACTATATGCAGGATATGTCACTGCTGACACATCGAACAATCGTTTAATCTTGCGAATGATTCGTGTCCGGCTTTCCTTGTCGTAACTTTCCTCGGCTATGGTGAACGCAAAACTCATCTTGTCGAAAAACCCGGCTTTGATATCCTCATAGAGTTCCCGGCCTGTAGCGTTCTTTGAAAGGTCGGCGCTCATATGGAGGCCGTCATCCCTTACATCCAACTGCAAGGTGCTGTTTTTTGTTTTAGCGGCAGGCTTCCCGGCGTGATCCACGTTCAACACAACGTCTGAAATGTCGGTTTCGTCAAAGGCTCCCGGTTCAATCCGTTCATAGTATTTGATTCCGTCAAACTCAAACATAAGGGTATCTTGTCCGGTAACAGCCGGAACTCCTTCAACCTTTTGCTCATCCTCATTCATTTCAAAATCAAACGATCGGTATTCCCGGTCTTTGGTTATCACAGGTCATCACCTTCCTTTAGATCGTCAAGAATGTCGTCGTTGCCTAACTGGTATTGGTCCGCTTTGTCGGCGTTCACATAGTTGAGTGATTTAATGCGTTCATCCCCGCCATCCACCGGCGGCATATTGAATATTTCCCGAACTTCATTGACAGACAAAACGCCCATCGGCATCATCTCTCTTGCCAGGGCGATTTTGGTTCGTGCGCTTGCATATTGGAGGCGGTTGGCCTCAAATATGATTTCGTTTCCATGTCCCCGCTCCCGTTCGGTGAATAACTTTTGGCTGAACTCCAATGACATCTGAATGGCGATCGGCTCAATGGTTGATTCATAGAAAGCGTTCCATTCGTCCTCGTTGTAGTTGCTGGAAACAATCTTTTCATTAACTCCCCAATACCGATACACCGCATCACGCAGCTCTTTCATTTCGGGAGCGTCCGCCAGCTTGGGATCGTGTTTTAATTCCTGATATTCGGCTTTGCTGTCGAGCGCGGCAACTCCGCCCTGGTTGTTAATTGTCATGTACTCATTCACAAAGCGGTCTTTATAAGCCTTTAAGTCGCTTTCTTTCAGGACATTTCCCACTTTGATGATTCCCCGGAGGTTTGCGCTGGTTTTGATAGCGTTTTCAATCCCCTGGTTGACGGTATGGCTTGCGCTTAAAGTCGAATTGATCGGCCCGTTCGTTGATCCATACAGATCGTTGTTGTAATAATGGCGGCGAAGGTGAACCACTTCTTCATAAGGCAAAATAATGTTTCCGGCGGTAAAGTGAAACTTACAAAAGACTTTTCCGGTTTTGTCCTGGATGAAATCAACGCTGCCTGGATTAATCGGCCAGATGGCTTTTAACTCAAACCCTTCCCACTGTGTATAAGCGAAAGCGTTGTTTTCCACCTGTAAGGTTGTCACTATCCGGTAAAGGAAGTCATAAGCTGACATGTTCGGGTTCGGTCTGTGTTGCAACTTTCGGTTTAACTGATCTTTGACGTTGTGTAGCTCGTCATTGATCCGCCTGATGTGCATAGGTTTAAGTTTTGCCACGTTCCTGGCGATGGCATCCACCGCCTCTCTGACAGCGGCGGCTTCATAAGGTTGGTTCCCCCAGGGTGTGAATTTCGCTGTGTACCCAGAAAGAACATTCATTTGTGTGTAACTTTTTTCCTGCTGAGGTGGTTTGCCAAAGATATACTCAAGCAGGCTTCTTTTCTCACTCAATACGTCACCGCCTTTATATCAGATTTTGATAGTCTGTATAGTTTTCAAATAAGCCCACATAAGCCATAAGCATGCTGAGCGTTCCATCTATCCTCAACCGGGACAACTTGCCTCTAATTGGCCGGATATTGTCATTCTTATCTCGCTCAACACTGGTGTTTGTTAAACACCATTTCAGAATTGGGTTATTGTTGTAATTGATATTCTTCGCGGCAAGGTCGGCTCCCATCTCTTTCATGGGGTTTGAGAATGTTTGTGCTCCCTGTCGGCACTTGATCATGTTGAACCCATAATCAATCATTTCTTGCGTCCAGTACTGCGCGTTCCAGGGATCGTAAACGTTCCAGTATGGCCGGATGCCGTATTCTTCCATCATCTTGATATACCAGGCTGTTACCATCGAGTAATCCACCTTGTTTCCTGGACAAAATGACAGCAAGCCCCTTTCGGACCATTTTTTATAAGGAATCTTATCTTCTTTTTCTCGTTGATCCGCCAGATCCTCTGGTAGCCAGTAATGTTGAATGATGTATTTGTTCGGATCGTCTGGTTTCATCACCAACAATGTGGCACACGATAAATCCGTTGTACTGGAAAGGTCCGTTCCGCTGATAGCGTATGAATCCCTCAAATATTCAATGTCGTATTCACTATCGTTGTTGATCTGGTCAAATGTGAGCCATGTTCCAGCCACTGTTTCTCTGACGTTGAAATCTTTTGTTAGTACAGTGGGAAGAAAATCCGGATCATTCTTTGCCCGGTCAACATTGGCGGCCAGCTCATCATAGTCTTTAATAGTTCCCAGCCCCGGGTTCGCTTTCTCCCAGCAGCGGAAGTCTGTCCACTCTTCCCGGTCGTCAAGTTCATAGATAAACGCCATAAACCTATCATCAGTGATAACTCCATCCAGTACCTTGCAAGCGTAATCATAAATACTGTCAAAAATACATTCCCGGACGAATCCAGCAGTGGTGATCATGTCCAGGATCGGTTGTTGACGTGAGGACATGGATTGCTTAATAACATCGTATAAGTTCCGGTCTTTGATGGCGTGCAACTCGTCCATGATCCCATTGTGAACGTTCAGTCCGTCCAAGCTGTTGGAATCAGAAGCCAATGGTTCAAATTTGCTGAACGTTGCCGGAAAGTAAAGGTCTGTTTTTCGTTTTCGAGTGTGTTTCGACAAATAAGGCGACTGGCTGACCATCGGAATAGCGTGTTCTGTGAACACAATCTTCGCCTGGTCTTTCTTAGTGGCTACTGAATAAACTTCTGCTCCGCCTTCACCGTCAGCAATCATCATGTATAACCCGATGGCTGCCTTCTCGGTTGACTTGCCATTTTTCCGGCCTACCAGAGTAAAGACTTCCCGAACCCTTCGGAATCCGGTGTCTTTGTGGATAAAACCAAACACTGCCTGAATCTTGGCTTTCTGGAAGAGGTCAAGCTCTAAGGACTGACCGATCCATTGACCCTTTGACTGTTTGCAAAACTTCTCAACAAAATCAATCGGCCTGGTTCCTGCCTCTAAATCAAAAACCCACGGGTCACGCGGGTTGTGAATTTCATTGATAACTTTTTCGTATTGTTGTTTGAGCCGATGGCAGGCACTGATTTCCCCGGATTGGATTTTCTCCCAGTACTCAAAGATAAAGTTTGTCATCTCACTGTTGCCTTCTTCTTTTTCACAAAGTCCATAAGTTCATCAGTGGCATCTCTGGTGTTTTTATTGTCCGGGAAAAAATCAAGGAACTGTTTGCAGGCTGATGAATAGTTCCGGACGATGCTGTTGTATATTTGCGCTGCCGGCCGTTGTCGGTCGTAGACAATGTTCTCTGTCTGGCTGAACGGTTCGACAGTTCCATTCTCATTAATGTCAGCTTCCAAGTCCTCAAGCGTCACCGTCATGAAGGCGATGCGTTTGGCGAGTCCCTCAGCCGCCTTCGCTCTTTCTTTTGGCAACTCCCTCAAAAGCCGGTTAAGTTTTGTCATCTCCCGCTTGGCTCTTTTTTCTCGTTCTTCCTTTGCGGAACTTTCCATATAAAACACCACCTTTCAAGGTGCAAATCTATTTGCTGTTTGATGGAGGGGTATCACGTGACCCAGTTCGAGGCACAGAACAG